ACACTAGTTTTTGCTAGTGTGGGTTTTGTCGTATATGCTATATTACTCTAAAGGATGTACCGCACTCGCGATACTGTTAGCTTTCGCTAAAACATAATGTTAAAAATAGCACCGGTATTCTAATAGGAAAAATAGAATATGAGCTGTACATTTTAACAATGGAATGTAGTAGGATATACTACGAACCGGTGCTATCTGTTACTCAACACAAAGTTATAGTAACATAGTATTTATCAAAGGTCAACCTTTTATCTTTACAGATAATCAAGATATATCGATGATAAATAACATTGTAATTAGTTCTGCTCAACTAATGGCATTAGCAATGTGGGAACCACAGTAAAAACACTCATAATGAGGATATACATACATGAAAACTTCAAAACAAATTAGCCTAGTTCACCCGGGCTACGCTGAATACGCATATCGTTGGGATTATTATATGCGTTCATACATGGGTGCAGAAGAATACCGAGATGGTGCATACTTAAGAAAATACATAGCAGAAGATCAGTCACCAGGTGACCAATACCAACAAAGATTATTAGATACAGCATTACAAAACCATGTGCGTCAGACAGTTGATGCATATCGTAGTTTCTTATTTCGTAATCCACCATCAAGAACATTGGGACAATTATCAGAAGATCCCTTTGTAAGAGATTTTATAGAAAACGCAGATTTAGATAACACAACACTAAATGACTTCATGCGTGAAGTTAATGATATGATCACTATCTATGGTGGTGCTTGGGTAGGAGTGGACAGACCAAGTTACCAAGTAGATACTGTGGCACAAGAGATGGAAGAAGGTATTAGAAGTTACCTCACACTATACGCTCCAACAAATGTAAGAGATTGGGGATACAAGAGAAAAGTAAATGGTCAGAAGATCCTTGACTATATTAAAATAGTTGATGAACAATATCATGACCATGATGTTATTCGTGTATGGCATCCAGAAGTAGTAGAAGTATACAAAGTAGCAAAAGGCAGAAGTGAATATTCAGGAAGTCAATTAAGCGTAACAGCAAGTGTGAAAGATACACTAAACATTGATTA